TTAGACTCCCTTCCAGCGTGAAGCATCAGATGTACCGTCGGGCATCCACCCCGCACCGGTCGGCTGCCCCGTGTTCATGTCGATCTGCCCGCCGTCGATGACTTTCATCCACCGGCCGCCAGCACCCGAAACGTTCGGGGTCGCGTCGTAGGCGTGCTCAGGGTTGGACTGCTGCGCGGCGTCCTGCTGACCCTCAGCGGTCGCGTCGTACCCGTTCTTCGTCTGGTACGGCAACTGCGCTACCCCGTTAACCGGGGGTTCGGTGTACGGCATCGACAGCCTCCTAGCTTTCGCGAACTACCTTCGGGGTTGTGGTCGAACCCCAGCGGGGCTGGCCCGGCGGCGACCAGTCCTGCCCCTTAGCCTGCGGTTTACCGTCATCACCGGGCGGCATCTTCTGCTGCATCTCGATGACAGGGGCTTCTGTTTCGACCGGGGCACCCACGTTCCAGCCGAGATCCCCCGAAGCCCCGCCAGGGGCCGTCATCGCGTTGTTCTTGAAAATCTGATCCCCGCCGTGCTGGCTAGTAGGAACCATCGCGCTCGCCGGGTCCGGTTTCAGCATGTTCGACAGGTCGGCGTAGCTGCCGTTATTCACCCAGTCAGCCATGGAGCGCCTCCTACTTAGTCCGGTCGTCCTTATAGTCGTGGGCCTTGTCGCTGTTCGCGGAGGTGGCCAGCTCCTTACCGGAAACCTGCACCACCCCCGCACCCACCGCGTTCGACGCTGCCGTCCCGGAAATCAACCCGGGTGCTGACGCGGCAGGGTACTGCCGGGCCAGGTCCGACATTAACGAACCGCCCTGCCACCGCGCAGAACCCTGCCCGCACCAGGCTGGTACCGGCCGCCGCCAGCAAGCGGCTCGTTACCCTTCAAGCCGGGGAGCTGCGGGCCACCCGTCCCGTACCCCTGGTCATTCGCCTCGGTGATGCTACCCGGACCGTCGATGTCCTCATTGGTGGTGTCAGACTGGTACGTCCCCGACAGGTACGAACCCGGCCGGGTGTAACTAATCGCGGTCTCCCCGACATCGGAGTCGTTCGGGGAGGTCGCCGTACCCGGGGCACCCGTCTCGGTGATCTCCGCGTCGGTGACACCGGTCAGGCCGTCAGACAGCTGACCCGGCTCGGCGGTAACGTCACCGCCACCAGCCCCGCCGGCGGTACCCGGGGCACCCGTACCGGACGGGAGCGGCCCGCCGAAAATGTTGTTGCCACCCTCCGGGGGGTACTGACCCGGCTGGTTCGTCGGGTCGCCGCCGCCTGACTTACCGGAAACCTTCGTGCTCCCGGAGACCTTCCCGCCGCCGTACGGCTTCATGCTCGGCTCGTTAGCCATGACCCATCTCCTTCACTATTACCCGTTACTGGTAGCACCGGCGGGTTTAGCCCGTACCCGCCCGCCGGTGCCGCCAGGGTCCACTACCCTCGCCGCGCCAGCCCGAACTTAGCCCCGCTGAACTTCCCCGCAACCGGGGAGCACTGCGGGCATTGCATCGTGGAATGGTCCTCACTGTCAGTGGAGACCAGCGTGCCGGGCAGGGCGTAATGCCCGCACGACAGCCGGGGGATCTCACCGAACTGGCGGCACCTGGGGCAGATAACCTGCCCCGTCCGCAAACGGAGAGCGTCAGTGTTCTTACCGATGCGGTGCCCGCAGGACGTACAGCGTTCCGCGGGCTCCGCACCAGCAAGTTTCAGCTTCCGCTTGTTACTCACGGACGCTGACCGTACTGCTCCATCAGCTGCTGCTTCGTGGAGTTCGTCGCGGTGATCCACTCAGCACCCTGATTGACCGCGTAGTCGATCCATTCCTGCTTCGACGCGGCCGGGCGGGGCGGGCCACCTTCCACCTTCACAGGGTCAGCGAGAGGGTCAGCCTCAGCTTCAGGCTCGGGATCAGCGGGTGTCTCCGTCTCGGATTCCGCGTACTCAACCGCAGCGGACTTCAGCTCCTCCAAAGGAGCCTGCTCCTCCACGGTTTCCTCCGCGGAATCCGAAACCTTGATGGCGTTCCCGCCGAAAACGAGGTCCTCGCCTTCCCAGTCGGGGACCTCGAAATCAGTCCACGGGGCAGGCCAGAGCCGACCGTCATGCCGGCCGCTGGTCATGTTGCTGAGCATCTGGATAATCACCAGGCACCTCCGCGTTCGAGAACCAGAATTATGAAGCGGCTCCCACGTACAGGGAAATAGCCCCGGTACGGTCGACCAGCGTTCCGTCACCACGCAGGATGGCCCTGAACGTCACAAGGTCGGTGCCGAAAGCGAAGTCGTCGGACCGCTCGAAACGGACCCCTCCGACCAGCCGCACGAAATACTGCGAGAAGTCACCGAAAGCGATGCACTTCGCGGACAGCGCCTGCGCCGGCATGAACGGGTCAGCGACCAGCGGCTTACCCAGCAGAAGGTCAGGGGAACCCAGAACAGCGGAAGGCTCCCAGATCGGGCGGCCCACCGTGTCCGTGATCTTCCTGAACCCGCCGATGGTCTTGTCAGCCGCCAACCAATAGCAGGAGCGGGACTGCCTGTACGGGGCGATAACCGAGTACTCCAAGTCCACGAGGTTCGCGTACGAAGGAGCACCGGAAACACCGGTCGTAGCGCCCGTAACACCAGTCGTCGCACCGGCGATAAGACCGCCGGAAATGTTGTTCGTCTGGTTGATCAGAGCGGAACCGAAAGCGTTCCCCAGGGCCCGGCCGGCCTGCATCGCGAGGTACCCCAGAAGGTCCACCGCGGTGTCGTCGATAAGCTCCCGAGCGACCTGAATGAGGACACCGAACTTCACCGCGTTCAGCGTCTGCATGGAGAACGCCGGGTCAGAAGCGGAAATCGCGCCGCCCTGAGCCGCTGACGTACCAGTCGAGTGACCGGTCGTCTTCGGCACCTGGAGCGTCTCGCCACCGCCCGTGTTCAGGACGGTAGGCCCGCACTGCATCAAACCGCTCACCTCGATAAGGTGAGCTATCAGCTGGTCGTAGAAGTCCGTCGGCACGATCGTCGACGGCGTACCCGTGGTCAGCAGGGTACGGTAGTTAATCGGACCGGAAGCCTGACGCCGGATTTCCATTGCCCGGCCAGCGCCATCCTCGCCCCTGGCCCACTTGCGGATCTCCGTGTCCATGTTCCGCTGTGCAGTCGGGGCACCCTCACCCTGACGCGGACGACCCTCCAGGTCGTTGAACGCGTCGTCGGCCTGCTTGGCGCGCTTCTCCGTGTCCAGCACGGCACCGATACGCTCGTCCAGCGTGCGCATCTCGTCCTGCATCGCGTCCCAGCGACCCTGCTCCTCCGGGGTGAAACTACGGTTTTCCCCGGCGGCGTCCTCAGCGATCTTCTTCGCGTCGTTCCAGACGCCTAGACGCCTGTCACGGAGCCGCTTAGCGGTCTCACTAGCCATTTCCTGGCCCTTCCCTTGTACGGACAGATCTGTTAGAACCTGCTCCGTCCGCACCCGAGGAGGGTGGCTACGGCCGAGGTAACGATATTCAGTTGTGCACCGGTCTAGCCTGGCGTCTTATTATCCGCGCCCGGCCCGCAGGAACCCGGTAGTCACAGCCCTGCGGTTTCTCACGTCCTGCCGCACATCGGGCACCTGCCCGCTGGCGGGTAACACTGAAGGTGCCCGCAGTTCGGGCACCGCCAGCCGCGCATCTCAGTCAGTGTCAGCGTACGGGTCGCTCTGGTTGTCCAGCAGGTCCAGCATCGCGAGCGCCCCCGTGAGGGTCTTCTTCCGCTCCTTGGCTTTCTTCTCCTGACGCGGGCCCGCATTGTCGGTCCGCTTGAAGAATTCCATCGCCCGGTTTTCCACCAGCCGCTCACGAACCTCGGACGGTTCGGCCTGCGCCCACGAAGCCAGCGAACGGACCGCGCCGTCAATCGACCGGGCCGCCGCTGTAGCATCCGGATAGGCAGGGTCCAGGACAGGCGCGACGTCGATGAGCTGCACCGCGTGAAGGGTCCGCATCGGGTACCCGAACTGCTCCGAAACACCCCACTCATCACCACCAGGGAAAACCCTGAACGCGAAACTGGAATGGCGGATGTCACCACGCTGCACGTACTCCAGCACGTCACGCCGGGACTTCGGGGGTTCCACGTCGTACATCAAGCCGGTTTCGTCGATACCCAGGTTCAGCGTCCGCGCGTAAGTCGTACCCAGAAGCGCGTCGTCGTTGTGGTTATACCGGCACACCACATCCGGCCACCCGTCCTGCTTGGACTCGTCGAAAGCGTTCCGGTTGACCTGCTCCACGAACCCGCCCAGCTTCCGGGACAGCTTATCGAAACACGCCGCGTAGCCCCAGATGTGCTGCGCCTTCGTGTTGGCGTCCTCACGGGTTTCCAGCGGGAACCGGATAAACCGGCGCTCAGGGAAACTACCGGAATCCGGTTCCATCCCCCCGAACGACCGCTGCGCCGCCGTGACATTCACGCCGAACTTCCGGGCCGCGTTAATCAGCGCGGGCATCGCCAGCTTACCGAACGGGTCGTTCGGGGCCTGCGACAGTGACAACCGCACCGCGGCAGCGTCGTGCATCGGGAGGTGACGCTTATCCCGCGGCGTAGTCCTGCCGCCCGGGTCGCGCATGCCACCAGGCTCAATCCACGCGAACTGACTGTCAATCAGGTTGTGGGTGTCCAGCTCAGCCATGACTCCTGTCCTTCTCTTTGTACTGCGCCGGTCAGGATTTCCTGGCGGGCCGGGCTTTACTCTTCGTAGTTTTCGATGCGGCAGGCTTAGCTGCCTTAGCGGCAGTAGAGCCACCCTTACCCTGCGAGGAAGGCAGCTCAGGGTGTGTACGTTTCACCGCAGCGCGTACCTTCGCCTTCTCCGCCGGGGTACCGTTCGCCGCCACCCGGGACAAGGCGTTAGCGGCCCGGGCTTTCGTGTTCAGCGGATAGGCGTCAGCACCACCAGGGCCACCGCCGGGTAGCGCATACGAACCAGCCGGAGCCTTCGTGTTCGGCGCAGGCTTTTTACCCTTGGCCGGTACTTTCTTCGCAGGCGGCATTCGGTCTCCTCAGTGATGCCCGTTGTGCCCGTTGGGGCGGGGCGGAATCCACGGCCCTACGAACTCGGGGCCCATCTCGTCGTTACGTTCCGCGGCGCGGACCGCTGCGACAATCTGCGCGAGTACGTGCGGGTCGATGCTCCCGTCGCTGCGCACGGACAGCATGTCCTTCACGATCTGCTGGAGCACGTTCGGTGGTTTGAACCCGCCGCCCGTACCCGCCGCACCGTTCCCGGCCGCACCACCCGGCCCGCCGGCCGTCGCCGGGTTCAGGTTGGCACCGAGACCGCCGGGGATGTTGACTGCTGGCGGGGCGTCGCCCGCACCCGGGCCAGTAGCAGCACCCGCACCCGGCGGCAAACCAGACGGCTCCTGGTTCACCGCGAGAGACTGGAGGTACTCGTACAGCAGCCGCTGTTCCAGGGTGACCTGCGGGAGCAACGTATTCGGGATCGCCCGGGTCGACCGGGACATCGCCACGACCGCTTCCAGCGGGATGTTATCCGTCCCGACGTTGTTCGGCAACGGCTCCAGGTCCTCGGTGCTGCGCATCTCGTCGATCGACTTGTACCCGATCTCCCGCCACACCTTGTAAATGTTCGCGCGTTCAGCCAGGTCAGCTTTCAGCAGCGCGTCGGTGGCGAAACTTGCCTTCCGCCGCTCCGGCAGTATCTTGGAGAACGCGGTTTCCAGCCGGACCATCCACGGGCGGAGCGCCTCAATGATCTGCAAAGCACCCTGCTGCACCGTGCTATAGGTAAGAGAGTCACCCCTCTTACCGCCCACCCTGTCCGGGGGGAGCCCGTACACCGCGGCGAGCTGAGTAGCGTTCATCTGCATCGTCTCGATGAACTGCGCCTCAGACGGGGGAACGGAAATCGGGTTATAATCCCAGTCCCTGCCATACACCAAGGGGGTGCGGTTCCGGATCGACTGGTTCAGCAGCGACCGGATCTCAGCGGCCTGCGACGTGTCAATCTCGATCTCGTTATTCTTAAACGTCCCGGGGGGGAACCCGCCGGCCTTGAACCAGTCGGTGCCGTACCGGGTGACTTCCAGGCCGTTCAGGATCGTCAGGGCGAACGCGCGCAGCGGGCTGATACCCTCAGTGCGACCCGGGAGGCTGAACGCCTTGATGTGGAAGTACTCTTCCCGCTGCATCAGCCTGCCGTAGAAATACACGCGGCTGCGGAGCGGGTTGTACGGCTGCGACTCGTCATCGACAACCGTGATCATCTCCGGGGGCATCCACTGGATCTGCTGCGGGTACCCGTACCCGTCCCGGCTAAGAATGTACCCCCACGCGTTACCGTGCAGCAACAACGACGTGAGACATTCGTACACCCAGTCCATCGTGCTGGTATCCGGGGCGGGGTCGTCGAAAATCGACGGGCCCTCCCACTTTTTCTGCGCGCCGCCAGGAGGTTTGATGTACACGTTCAGCGGCAGCGAAGCGATGTACTCCGCGATCAGCCTGACGCACGCGTACAGGGGGGTCAGGCGGAGCGCCTCATCGGTGCCGTACACCGCGCGGGACGGGTGGATGGGGCCACCGGACCCGAAGTTCATGAACGGCGAGTCCCAGGGCCGCCACGGGACTCCGCCGATAACGCGCTGCTCAGAGCGGCTGGCCTGAACCCGGTCTACCAGACCCATTGCCAGCCTCCCTTCCGTGCGCTAAAGTTTTCCGTGCCGGGCCACCGCTTCTCCTGAAAGTGGCTCGGCTTCAGGCCCCCGCCTGTATAGGTACGCGCGTATCCGGTCCGTCTCGCGGCGGATGCTGGAACGGGCGCGGTCCGCCGTCACACGCGGAGGGGGCACGAAGCGGGTGGGACGTACTAGTCACCGCCGCCCCGTAAGTGAACTGGCCAGAAGCGACCCGGGGCAGGAGCGCGAGTAGTCAGCTCGGCGCGCTCTCCCACCTGTTAAGGTCAGGTCATGGCGGCGATACAGCACAAGGCAGGCAGTGGCTGCTGGTGCAAAGAGAAGCACACGAACCTTCAGGCGATGCGGCTGAACACTCGCGACCTGCCCCCGCATACCGCTCCGCTGAAGTGGGGGGCGAAGAAACGCCCCAGGAAACGCCCCAAGGGGAAAACCTAGCCCGTGTCAGGTTAAGTTTCGCGTGGGGGTGCGGGTGCGACGGAGACGTGCGCGCCCTGCCTGTATCCGTACCGGACGGCGAGGCAGCAGAACACGACCCCGCGCCACGTAGCACCGACCGTCCAGCCGATACCGAAGAAGAACGCGGTGATCACCGCGAGGATGATCACCCCGGGCCGCACCTGGTCGGCGTGCTCAGCGATCTTCTCGACCGGAACGCTTTGCAGCGGCCTGGTTGCGGTTGCCATGCTCCTCCTACAATCCCTTGGCTTTCAGCCACACTGCGGCTTCCCGCGAAATGTGACCGTTGCCGCCGATGTGATGCAACAATACCCACGGGTGCAGCACTTGCGCGAACACGTGATCCGGGTCGACCGGGGGCGGTACCGGGGGCGGCACGGGGACGGTCAGCGGCAGTGACACCGTGGCGTCGCCCTGCTCGGCGAGAAGACGTTCCAGGGTCGCGTAGCTATAGGTGAACGAACCGCCCGTACCCCACCCCTCACCCCAGGAGTTATCCAGGTACACCAGTTTCTTCTCGGTGTCTTTGCCGCGGCACAGGTATTCGTGGCCTCCGCGTACGGCAGCGCCGGGGCTGATGCTGACAAGGCCGGACCGGTCGGGTTGGTCCATCGAGTCGTACCAGTTGCTGCCGATACCTACGGGGCCGTCTTCCAGGGCGTCCAGCACGTCGTTCAGGGAGAAGCAGTGGAGGTACCCGGAGATGAGCCCCAGGTTTTTCGCGACCTGCGCGGCTGACGGACCCGACGAGCCGTTGTCGTTGGGAGGGTAGGGACCATCCCCGTCGATGGTCTCAGCCCCACTGTAGATTTTCACTGCCAGCGCCTCGTCCAGCGTCGGGTGACTGGAAGGCAGCGCCGTGTACAGCGGGCCGGTACCTACCGCACCTACCTGCTCGTTCCCCGTACAGGACCCCGCGTTGCCCTGGTCCAGGATGGGGATTTGCCGGGTCCACAGCTGTGAGGTCAGCCCGGCGTACGTCCGCATCGGCGTGCGCCACGGATAGGCGCGGTTACGGGAGTCGTGGTAGACGTTCCGTCCCAGCGGCCGAGGATGCTCCTCCGAGGCGGGCTGCCACGGGATCCGGGCCCGCTGAGTGTTCCACGCGGTGACTACTGCCATCACTCTCCGTTTTGTCTTCGCCGCAGCTGAACCTTGATCATGATGATGGTCCGCCACCACACCGCCGAACCCACGACTAGCAAAGTGACCAGGTAATACCAGGCGAACCCGACCATGCCGATGTGGAGTCCGAAGAACCGGTGCAGCACCGAGGGTAGGTACAGCGCCACTAGTCCCACGTCCAGCAGGATCAGGCTGCGCCCGATCGACGTTTTCCACAGCATGGGGTTCAGTACCGCTACGACTGTCAGGAATGTCAGGGACGCTGCGAGGCCGTAGAAGATCGCGTCATTGGTGAGGTCGGTCGCAATCTGAGCCTGGTTCACCGCGCGTCCCCCGTTCCACCTCGTCCAGGATCAGTCCGGTCAGGTTATCCTGTTCACGCATTTTCCGGACCGCCGCGATGATGGTTGCGCGCTCTTGCCGGGCCCGCTCGGCTTGGGCGGCGATCAGGTCCCTGGTCTCGGAGAGGCGCGCCGCGGCTGACTCGCGGGCATCGACCGCTTCGTCAGCGGATGCTTTCACGTCTTTAGGGCGGCGTCTTTTCCCGAATCTCACCGGTTGTCCTCCGTCTGAGGTCTTCCAGAAGTTCCTTAGTGAGCGCCGCGACCTCGATGGCGGAATCGGCGCGGGTGACAGCCGCGCCGACCGCTTGGTCCTTAGCTACGGAAAGTTGCCGTTCAGCTTCGTAAGCCTCTTTCCAGCGTTTACCTTCCGCTTCGACCCGGTCGGTGTACTGGCGGGTGGTGAGGATGCCGGTGAGGATCAGGACGACGATGAGCGCGGTGCCAGCCCCGGCGGAGCTGATGACCTGGGTCAGGACGGAGGAGTCGGGCACGGCAGCTCCCCCCCGGGACTGGCTTTTTACCCGATGCTGCGCAGCGGGTTGTGCGCGGTCACGACGTTACCAGGTAAGTACGGGGAGGCGGCCCCCAGGATATTTCCTTCACCTGGTAGCCGAGCCGTTTCAGTAGTTCCCGGCAGAGTCGCCTGCTGTCCATGGCGGCCACGAACGGGTACACCTCGGTGTGGTCCTCGATGATTAGCCTGGGATGGAACCTGGTGAGTGTCTCCACGCCACCCCGCAGGACCCCGAGTTCTGCTCCCTCGACGTCTATCTTCACCCAGTCCAGCCTGTCCAGCCTATACGTCGCGGTCACCTGGTCGAGGGTGAGCCACTTCGCTGACGCTGACGGTATCAGGTAGGAGAAGTCGGAGTCTTCCAGCGCGTCGCGCATCTCCTGCGGGTAGCCGACGTTGTCGTCCCACAGTGCGGCGGTGCAGATGGAAAACTTCGACATGCCGTTGAACCTGGCCACGCGGGCGAGTTTGGCTGTCGCTTTCCTGTCGGGGTCCACGGCGATGACCAGTGCCCCGTTCAGCAGAGCGGGGATGGTGTAGTTGCCGATCGCGGCCCCGATGTCGATGACTATCTCACCAGGCCCGGGATGCCAGTGCGCATCCCGAATAGCCTGCTCGTCTGCGTAGGAGCGGTCAATGCCCATCCCCTCGGGGATGCGCATTAGGTCAGCGGCGGGGTAACTGCGAGACCAGCAGGCTTGGCTGCGACCCAGGCGTCGGCGTGGATGCCGCCCGTGATGGTTGCGCGTACATACCTGAACAGGACACCGCGGGACGCGAGGTTATATACCTGCGTGCCGCTACTGCCCAGGCTCAGCTCACACTGCGCGCCAGAGTTCCCGTTCGGTGTCAAGGTCGAACCGGGCTCCACCAGCATCGCCGTCCACGTGCTGCCGTCCAGCGAACCTTCCAGGTACGCGGTAGCAGCCCCCGAACTGTCGAGACGCTGGATGACCATACAAAACTCATCCGCCAGCCCCGCCCCGACATCTAGAGCCGAACCATCACCTGTCGCATTATCCAGTGACTTCAGTACAGGCATTTTCAGGCTCCCTTATCCGATACTGTCCAGCGGATTGTAGGTTCGGCGCGGAGGTTCCTGCTGGCCGCAAACCACGCACAGATAGCCAGGTCCGTTACTGACAGCCCGGATTGTGTCACTCATATAAATATGCTTGCGGCACTGCTTACAGGTGTCTTCGTAGTCCGCCTCAAACCAAGGCGTTTCGTCGCTGCTCATCGTCAGCCGATGCTCTTCAGCGGGTTGTACCCGCGGCGCAGCCGGTTGTATGCCCAGTGGGCCAGTGTAGCGGAGGTCAGCGCGGTGATGTTGCTGGCGCTGTTCTTCCGGGACCAGCCGCGCATCCCGTCGCCCATGTCCCGTGTCTCCGCGCGGGCCACAGCGGACCGCAGGTACGGAGCCTCGTCGGGTCCGAGCTGGCCGAGCTGCTTGTCGCGGATCGCGGTGATCATCAGCGTGAACGCCTGCGCCTCTTCCGAGGCGGTGGCTTTCATCAGCTCGATCCCGCGGTTCTCAGCGTCGTCGATCAGCGCGGACGCGGGCGCGGTTTTCGGTACCGCGATACCCAGCGGCTTCCACTTGCGGCGCAGCTCCATCAGCTTCGGGACCACCCAGGATGTGCCGGGCCGGAAACAGTCCTGCGGCTGCTCCACGATGATGATCCCGTCACTGGGCCGCATCCACGCCACGGAGATACACGCGGCGGTCAGGTCAGGGGTCACATCCACCGCGAAACACACCGGGGTGGCGGTACCGCCGAGGATCTGAGTTTCGCACGCGTTCCACTGGTCCTCGCTGACAGCGAGCCAGCCTTCGTCGTCGGTGGGCCAGTGACCTGCGCCGAGACGTTCCACGTTGAACGCGTCCTCGGGCATGGAGTTCAGTTCCCACGCCACGTGGTCCGCGGTGATCCGGTACCCCAAAGCGGGGTTTGCTTTCGCCCACGACGCGGGGTTGTCCCGGTCATCATGTTCGGTGCACACGATGAACTCGTTGGACCGGCGGCCGACCCGTTCGTCCCTCGGGCACAGTTCGTTGTGGGGGCGGATCGACCATTCGAAGTAGGCGAGCCTGTCGTCGTCACCCCGGATACCCCGCCGTCGTACGGATGCGAGCTGGGTGGAGTCCGGGTACCCGGCGGACGCGAGGTACCACAGTTGCGGGTTCGGCACCGCCGACATGGTGGGCATCGACGCGCCGACCTGGTCGACGGTGAGGATCATCGCCTCGTCCCATACCAGGCAGTTACACGTGAACGACCGGCCGGAACCACGGGAGCGGGCGAGGAACCGGAGGCGGGGCGCGACGGTCCTGCGGACCAGTTTCGCGCGGGACCCGAATATCAGCGCGGGGGAGGGGCGGAGCAGGACCGCTTCCTCACCGTGGGACGTGATGATCGACTTGATCCGGCGGGTCAGCTCGTCACTGTTGTTGATCCGGTCTTTCAGCCGGAGGAAATGCTCGTTGGACGCCTTGAATTCGTGGGCCGTGTGGATGATCAGCGGTTCTGACAGTTCGAACAGGCCGAATAGCTCGCGGCCCTCCACGATGGCGTTCTTGCCGTTCTGGCGGCTGAGGACCTCAGCGACTTCTTTCGCTGCCCACGTCCCGTTCGGCCGGGTCCCGAGGGAGTTTTCCAGCGACCATGACTGCCACGGGTCCCACTCGAACCCGACCGATTCGCAGAACTCAACGCATTCCAGGCCCGTCTGGTTCGAGTGCGCGACCGGCAGGGAGCAGATCCGTGGTTCCTGCACCCCGTACAGTTCCTCGTCGAACGCGGGCATCGCCACGGTCAGTCGCTTCCGGCGTTCGCGGTTATCATCGCGATGATAATTTTCAGCGCTTCGGGGCGGGTGAATCCTGCGCTCACGTACTCCGTGAACATCTCATGCTGCTGGGCCACGACCTCAGCCAGCGCGCTGATCGGGTCTTCGGGGCTCTGCTCGGGGGTCGGTTCGCTCATCGGTGTGTCCTTCTCAGCCCTGACCCCCGTGTTCGCGGAGGAGACGCTCCTCACGCTTCTTGCGCAGCTCGTCGATTTTGTCTCCTTCAGCGCCGGGCGGGGCCATCTCGCGGAGCTGCACTGAGCATAGCCGTAGTTCCCGCAGTATCTGGGACAGGTCGCGGGGTTCCAGGTGCCGCCCGTCAGCTTCAGCGGCGAGGGTCAGCATGGCCTGCGCTACGGTGCCGCCGGAGACAGCGTCGGGGAAGGTGCGCAGGTCCCTGCGTACGGCACGTTCGATAGCGCCGATTCTCCGTCGTGCCGGCATGTCCCCCTCCAGTCTCCGGTGCTACACTGTCAGTACTTTGGAGGGAGTGCATGTGAAGGAACACGTCGCCTACCTACGCGAGCTGCGACGACAAGGATACACCACCGCCCGGAAGATACACAGCAACCACCTGCGGATTTTCTGCCCGCAAGGTCACCTGGTCTCCACCCACCCCGTGAACGGGGGCAGCGACTACCGTGGCCTGCGTAACTTCCAAGCGGAAGTACGACGACACGAGCTATGGCACCTATCCGCCGAACAGCAGGGCCAGCATGAACAGGGCGAGACCGGCTGCGACGAACGTCGCCCAGATCGCGCGGGGCTCAATCACCCACGCTACGACCGCCGCAACGGCGAACAGCAGGAACGCGATCAGGACAAGGAACCCGTGGACGCCGCTGACCGTGAAACTGTCAGCGAGCGGGGCCGCGGCAACGGCAGCATGAGCAAGAACCATAGCTACTCTCCGTAGAAAGGAACCACCATGAGCGTTAACGTGAGCGGGAAGCTGCCGGCTGGAGATGGTAACGGCCTGGAGGCCGTCATCTCGGACCTGATCCGCGACCCGAAGAAGATGCACGTGTGCATCTGCCTGGTTGACGGCAGGAAGGTCACCATTGACGCTGACACCGGTGATACGGTGCCGACCGCGCGGCTGCGCCGGATCGAGGTCATCAACGACTCCGAAGACATGAAACTCGCGGAGAACCTGATGCGGCGGGCGCTGGATCGGCGTACCGGGCGTGAGGCCCTGCCGTACGACCTGGAAGAGGAGATTCGGGGCGCGTTCCCCGAGAGTGTCGAGGATCTGCCGTCAGAAGACTCGGATCAATGATCCTGGACAGACGCCTCCAAGGGACATAATAAGCCATCATAAAAAATTACGCAAGAGGTGAGGCGCATGAATACTGGAGATCCTGAACCGGCCGTCTCGCTGCTCCAGGAAATCTACGGGTCGCACACGGTGCTACTCCGCAAGCATCCCCCAACGGAACCGGACGACTACGCCCGGTCGCTGCTCGGCCAGCAGGTCCGGGTGATCCTGGACAGGACAGGCGACACTCCCGACGTCCTTTGCGAGTGGGACGTGCCCGGCACCGTGCCGCATGAAGATGTGATCACGGAGGGAAAGCTGCTCGGGTTCGGGCAGGGTGGTGATTTCGAGATCCTGGAAGATGACGGTTTCGTGCATTACTGCTGGCCGATGCTGAAGATAGAACGGCGTTAGCTACTACAGTCGTGGTACGCTAAGCGTATGACGAATCCTGTGGGTGTTCAGCTGCGTAACACGCAGAACCAGGCCCCCAAGCCCGGCCCCAAGCATGACCGGCTGCACATGGCGGAAGGACTGAGATTCTGCTGGTGCCTGTGCCAGCGGTGCTTCCTGCGGTACGCGGACGGCAACGGTATCTGCATCTGCCGTGAGTGTCCCTGCGCCGAAGCCTACGAGGCCACCAAGCCGATGTACGTCCCGTACAAGCACGTCGAAGGACACCCGAGGTAATGGCGCATGACCCACGGCACGCACCGTACTGCTGGTGCCGGTGGGCGTGGGGCCAAGACCGGTGGGGCCCGTGCACGCGTGACGCGGACACCGAAGATTCCCCCGAGGATCTGAGAGAGAGATGGCCAACCCGAACTCCCCGCTGACGAAGATACGGTTCATCCTGGCCCAGAAGCTTGACCCGTACCCTGACAGGGGTGAAGCCTGGTGCATGGGCTGTGCGCTGAACGACGGCCGGACCCTGATACTGAACGCCGCCGGCCATGTCGACCACGTCGAGAAACACCGCGATGAGAGCACCGGCAGGACAGCCACCAGCATCGCGATGCGCGTCAACTGGGGTGAAGTCAGCCCGTCCGAAGGTGAGAACCTTCCGTGAGGGGTGCTGCTGTCGTCATCCGCGGTGACGCGCGGAACCTGCCCCTGCCCGACGCCAGCGTCGACCTGATCTGCACCAGCCCGCCGTACTTCTCGCTCCGCTCCTACACCGACGCGGGGAAGCATTACGACGGGCAGGTGGGTAGCGAAACGAATACCCGTGAGTACATCGAAGCGCTCCTGGCCTGCACGAAGGACTGGCTTCGTGTTCTGAAACCCGAGGGTAGCCTGTTCGTTAACCTGGGGGACAAGTACGGGCGGGGTACCCGCACCACCATCCACGGGACGGATTCCAAGACGGGGTACGTGGACGGCGGCGAGGCCGGCACGTGCATCCCCACCGGGCAGGACAAATCCCTGCTCGGCATGCCATGGCGGTACGCCCTGGCATGCATGGACGAACTGGGACTGGTGCTGCGCCGGGACATCATCTGGTCCAAGGCGAACGGCATCCCCGAATCGGTGCAGGACCGGTTCCGCAGCAGCCACGAGTACATCTTCCACCTGGTGACACAGCAGAAGTACTACACCGCGGTCGACGAGGTCCGCGAGGACCACGCCCCCGAGTCGTTCACCAGGTTCGGTCCGGGGCAGATGAAAGCGGGATTGTCCCGCCGGTCGGATTACGGCGGGCAGAAAGGGCACACGTTCAGCTTGGAGAACAGCCTGCACCCCCTGGGTAAGCTACCCGGGTCGGTGTGGGAGTTCCCGTTGCAGCCCCTGGTGGGCCCGGCGTGCCGGCTGGTGTGGGATGGCCGGACGCTCCGCTGGTTCGGCACGTGGGCTGACGGTGAGAGGCACATGCGGATGCTCGCCCGCGAATGGTGGGCGTGGCCGCCAGGGTCAGGCAAGCCCAGCCTGCGTCCGGAGGCCGCGCATTACGCCGCGTTCCCGATGGAGCTACCCCGGCGGATCATCAAGGGGTTCTCACCCGACGGGATCTGCACCGCGTGCGGGCAGGGCCGCCGGCCGGTCGGCGCGATCACCAGCACCGAAAGCAGCGGCAACCTGGACAGGGTGATCCCGTTGTCCCGTGACAAGGTGCACGGACGTGACGGGCGGGGCGGGCAGAAACTGGTCCGGACCCGTGGTATCACCGGGTACGCGTGCGGATGTCCGGATACATCCGCTCCTGTCCGGCGCGCTGTCGTGCTGGACCCGTTCGGCGGGACGGGATGCACAGCTATGGTCGCCGCGGCGAACGGCAGGATCGGGATCACCGTGGACTATTCGCACACCTACTCCCGGTTCGCCAGGTGGAGAACAAACGACGCGTCCGAGCGAGCTAAAGCCATGCAAGTCCGTAAACCACCGCCCCCGCCGGATGTCCGGCAGCAGTCACTGTTCGACATGGAGGAAATGTGACCATCATCAACGTGATCATCCTGGGTTTCCTGGTCATGCTCGCCGTGCTCGGGCACGGCGTGTGGCACGGAGCCGAGGTGACCGTCGCGAACTTCATCGTGAACATCTTCACCGGCTCGCACGTCACCGGCTAGTAGTAGCGGAGGCGGGACTTGAACCCGCGATCTGTGGGTTATGAGCCCACCGAGGTACCGAACTCCTCCACTCCGCGATGCCACTTTAGCACAGTGGGGCGGAGAGTGCCCGGAACCCGACGCACGGCGCGAACCGGGCACATCTCCTCGTCAAGTGTACCAGTCAGTCGCCGAGTTCGGCAGTGATCCGGTTGACTTGCGTCTGCACCCAGGCCCGGCTGGATTCGACCGTGCCGTCGACGTCGGTGTCTGCACCTTCGACCACGTTGATGATGTGCTGGGCGGCTTCGTCTGGGTTCAGCCCGTCGACGGCGTGGTGGTGCACCAGGGCGTTGACGAGGGTGCCGACGAGGTTGTACTTTTTGGTTTTGGCGGCGACGAGGGACATGTAGAGGAGCCTGCGGGTTTCGTCGAAGTCCCGCTGGTCACCATCGCCGATTGTTTTCGTCATCTGGTCCGTCCCGTATCAGGTAGCTGACGTGATACAGGGAGAGTACCATGCGGGTATGGCTGGCCGTGTCGCGATCTCTGTCCGTGTCCCTGCTGCTGTCGCTGAGGAGATCGACGCTGCGCGCGGCGGGCAGACGCGCACGGCGTGGGTGGAGGCCGCGATCGACGCGGCGCTCCGTGAGGCTAAACCAGCGGCCAGGCGGAAGGTGGACCCGGGGGAGTGCCCGCATCCGCGTGGCCGCGTGATCAAGGGGTTCTGTTACCGCTGTGGGAAACCAGCTACCTGACCGGTTGCCGGTCATCTACCGGTGTCATCGGTGCGGTGGCAGGTTCATCGTGTGGCAGGGTGACGGTGAGCCGGATGAAGACATCAGCCTATGCTGGGGTTGTATCGACGAGTTGCTGCCGCCGCGTAGCGGTCCCGGGTTGGGTCTGCGCACTGCGGGCGACGATCGGGCGCGGGTGCGCGGTACCTGGTTCGATTCCAGGAAACCGCACTGAGTTGAGGTCAATTGAATACCGGGTGTTCCTCCTTTCCGCCCGGGCGGAACCCCGGGGATACTGCCGTGCAGGAGTCAGATATACAGAGGTCTGGCAGGCCGTGCGGGCGTTGGCGCGTCCCGGTCCTTGCACCACGCGGTAAGTCCCCGGGTTATCCGTTGCCCCCCGTAGGACGCTAGTGGTACGATAAGCGTATGATTACTGGTGAAGCTGTCCAGGCGGGGACGTGCGGGCACTGCGGCCAGCCGATCCGGCTGGTGCCGTGGGGCATGCACTACAAGTGGGTGAGCGGGAAAGACACGTGGAAATGCCAGCCTACGACTGAGTTTCCCGTCCGCTCGCACCACCCAGAGGAGGAACGGTCGTGAACGTTTACATCGTCACCGAGCAGGACGACGAAACTCGCGACGAGTTCCGTATCGTCGCGGTCACCGCGACGATGGCGGGGGCGGAGAAGCACGTGGATGCGCTGGCGAGCCAGCCGGGCGCGACCGCTGCGTGGGGTATCACCAAGTGGCGGATCCTTCAGGAATGGGAGGCGGCAGATGTGTAACCCGGTCACCACGCTGAACCCCGAGGTGCTGCTTGACAAGGGTGTGCACCTGGGGTTCGAGTGGGAGGTGACGTGTAACCGTATGGGGTACCGGTGCGGGTACGTCCGTATCCCCCCTGACCATCCGTGGCACGGCCTGGGGTACGAAGAGGTGGAGACCGCGGACGGCGGGTACGTCGACGTGCACGGCGGGCTGACGTTCGCGCAGCCGGACACGGACTGCGGTAAGGGCGGTGAGGATAACGCGTGGTGGCTGGGTTTCGACTGCGCCCACTACATGGACGCTCCCGACTCGGCGCTGCCCGGCTACAACCCCATCCTGGAGCACGGTGGCACGATCAAGAACACGTCGTACGTCGCGGCGGAGTGCCGCAAGCTGGCTGAGCAGGCCCACGAGGCAGACAAGTGCTGACGGTTTGGGCAAGGGGCCGTGGAAGTGTGACCGGTGTAAGGATTCCAGGATCATCTGGAACGGCCGGAAGCTAGTCCGCTGCCCCTTGTGCACGTTATGCTGACAGTACCCCGGATGTGTACCGCATCCGGCCCCCGGCCCCCCGCAGCGTCCAGCACCGCTGCGGGGGGCACCCTGCGAAAAGAAGGGAGTGCTCCTATGAGGAAGCAGGTCCTGCCGGAGAGGTAACTCCGAGCAGGAAGGGAGGTGAATCCTCCCGATGCCACCACATAAGGGCGGTAAGAAGAACCGCAAGCACGGTCGCAGCCGTGCTAAGTGCGCACGGTATGCCGCTGAGCACCGCCGGACCAGGAACAACCCGGCGCGTACCCGGCGGGACCCGGAGCGCACCCCGCACTAGCGAGGTGTGGCTATGGATACGCAAACCCTAGGAGTGCCCCCGGCGCGCCGGGGGCACTCGTCTGTGCAGGTACCTGAGCAGCTCGTAGGGTATCGTGGTGTGCGTGCCAGGAGCCTCAATAAGCCGACCCCCAGGTTACGCGCCCAACCGGGCTCCTGGCACGCATCCCTCACCGCCGTCCGGGCGTTAAACGGCTGCTATGCCACGACACGACTGGAACACGAACTCCGCTCACTCTCAGAAGCCCCGCCATAAGCGGATGCGCTCCGGTGCGCACGGCCGGGGGCTGGACCGCAAACTCAAAGAGTCTAAGCGTGGTGAGACCCCGCCGCGTAACCGGTACGACCGGAGAACCCGTGACGAGGAACCTGCGGGGCGGTAAGCGGGTGGCGGAACCAGGAGTCGAACCTGGGGTACCCGGGGTAGCTGATTTACAGTCAGCTGAGCGGCCGTCGCTCACTCCCGCCAGAAACCAGGCCAGCGTATCACGTCCTACACGCGTGGTACGCTAAACGTATGCAACATACTCACGATGACGACGGAACGGTGGAGGGGTGCCCCGGCTGCTTCGCAGGCGAAAACAGCAGGGAAACCCTGGAACATGAAGCTGATTACCTCTACGCGGCGATGGAGATCATCAGCCGCAGGTTCCCGTCAGGCCGGTACGAAGAGACACGTCTCGCGATCCGCAAGGTAGCCGCCCACCTCCAGTCCCTCGCCCGGCACCCATCCCGGCAGAAGCCCACGTGAACTGCCCCGAGTGCGGCAGCAGCAACACTAAATGCTACAAGACCGTCAAGCATAAGCACGGCCTCGCTCACTACTGGCGCTGCAAAACGTGCGGTGCCGGATGGCAGACAGGATGATGACGGTGGACAGGCACGAGCAAACCCTGATCAACACGTACAACGCTGCGGTCGCCAGGCGGAACGCCTACCCTAGGGGCGACCCGCGGCACACACCCGCTTGCCGGGACCTGATCAGGGCGGCGAGTGCCCTGCAACGGTACCGCAAAGCCCGCATGAACTAAGGACAGCGTGCTACACTAAGCGTATGACAGCACCTAAGACGTCAGGTAACAAGCTAGGCGGGCGTAACGCCTCCCTCAACCTCACCATCACCGACGACGACTTCGACCAGGCTCAGGCAGCCCGATCCCACTCCGGCCGGTGCATGATCGCCCAGGCGATCGTCGCGAAGTACGGGAAGGAATCCCGCCCCATCGTAGATTCGGACTTCATCCGCATCACCAACCCGGAGAACGGTGACCGGCTGTTCTTCCGCACCCCCCCGACCGCCGCCGCCGCGCTCATCAGTTTCGACGCGGGCATCAAGCCGATCTTCCCGTTCCAGTTCCGCGCGAACATCGCGTTCGAGCGCCGCGCCCGCCGGCAGTCCCAGACCCCCGTCGCGGAGGTACGCAAGTGGGCGCGGGAACAACCCGAATACGAAGGGAAAATCGCTGACACCGCACCCATAGCCAGCGACGTGTCCGTCGCGTACCGCGAAGCGCACCCCGGGTCCAAGGTTCACACCCAGCGCGCTAAGGCGATCACCTCCAAGGCGACCGTCACCCCCAAGATGGCTGTCAGCACCCGCGGGCAGCCGGCCGTAGGGAACCTGTCTAACGCCAACGCCAACGTACCCGCCTCCCGCCGCCGTACCTGGGGTTCCCGCAAGCTGACCCAGACGCTCATCGACCAGGGCTGGGTCATCCCCGACGGAATGTAACGGAGCAACCTCATGAACGGATGGCGCAAGAGCAGCTACAGTTTTGCGAACGGGAACTGCGCGGAGGTCACGGCGTGGCGGAAATCCTCGGCCAGCATCGCGAACGGCGACTGCGCGGAGGTCGGACAGGACGGGACGGTCGTCGGCGTGCGGGACTCGCAGGACCCGACCGGCCCGGTCCTGGCGTTCAGCACCGTGGCGTGGACGGATTTCCTGCACGGGGTCAGGCAGGATACTTACCTCGTCCCCGTAACAGAAAGGTACGCATGA